ACCGAGGGATTCGCTCATGGGATGTCCATGGGTTTCCGTCATGGCGCCGAGGGTGCCGCAGCGGCAGTAACATCGGCGGTTCATGAATTACTGGAGGGCGAAAATGGGTAAGAGCGTAGACCGTATTTTGGTTTCCCAACCGATTGAGTGGATTGAGGCATTCAAGATTCAAGCCCAACGCAACGGCGAATCGCTGAGTGAATTCCTCGGTGACTGTGGCCGTGCAAATCTAGATCCTGACCTACTCGAGACGCTGGGCGAACGGCCTGGACGAGGTCCCAAAAAGAAAGAGCAAGACGATGCACCTAACTGAACGAGAATTACTGGAGAAGTCGTGGACCTTAGCAATGGGCGTGCTGCGAGAACTCGGCACCGATGGTCACGACGCGACTTTGGACCGAGCGGCGTTGTCGTACTTAGCCGCCGCTGCCTGCGAACTGCTGACGAATTTGGACGCGATCTTGGAGCCTGTCGATAAGAACTGAGTTGCCAAACCGCTCCCCCCCATGTAGTCTACGAGGGTTCACTACATTGGGGGGAACCAGTGGGCGTGATGCAAAAGGATCCGACAGATCGCGCCGATCGCGACAAAGACGAAGCTGAAGGCATCGAGTGCCCATTCTGTGGCTGCGCCGATACCAGCGTCTGGAGAACGCGCCCGTGGAATGGTAAGATCCGCAGGCAGCGACTCTGTAGCTTCTGTCACGAGAAATTCCGCACGACTGAAACACGTCAGTGATGCATTTCTCTCTTTACCCGGCATTCTCAGCCGAGGTTTCTGCCACATATGGCACTTTGCCCCCCTGTGAGTGGCTGTGAAAGCAGCTAATCGTCTAGTCCACTGGCATAATTGAAAGTGGTTCGGGAGTTGCTCCCCGTGCTATCCAAGGGCCGTGCGGGGCCGCATCCTCGCACGGCCTTTTTTATTGGTGTGCCATGACCGATCTCGGCTCGACCGACCTCGCTGACAATGCGGAAACTCCACGTAGCGCGACGGTCGACGGCAACACGGTCGAAATGCATTCGATCCATCAGCAACTTGAGATCGCATACTTCCTTGCCTCCCAAGCTGCCATGGCCAAAGACAAACGCGGTTTTGCGATCCAGCGATTCAAAGCACCAGGGTCGCAATAATGCTCCGTGGATTCTGGAATAAGCTGACTGGCAAGGCGCCCGCATCACCTGCGACTGCGAGTCGTCGAGTTCAGATGAACCAAACCCGACGCCAGGTTGCCGGGACCACGCAGGAACTTCTTGCCGAGTACGACGCTGCCCAGACGACAAATCACAATAGCCGCCACTGGGCAAATTCCGACTCACTTAGCGCTGACGGCGCGAATAGCGTGGATGTCCGAAAGGCGTTGAGGAACCGGGCACGCTACGAAGCACAGGAGAACAATAGCTATGCGAAAGGAATTGTTCTCACGCTTGCCAATGACACCATCGGGACTGGCCCGCGTTTGCAGGTCACTACGCCGAACTCAAAGAACAATCAGAAAATTGAACAAGCGTTCGGGCAGTGGGCTCGCAAAGTCAATTTAGCCAAAAAGCTCCGTACGATGCGACTGGCCAAAGTCGTTGACGGTGAGGCATTCTGCCAATTCGTCACCAACAAAGGATTGGATTCACCTGTCCAACTCGATCTCGTTCTCATTGAAGCAGATCAGATCGCAACGCCGTTGGCGATTTTCTCGTCCAATGCGGTAGACGGTATCCGGTTCGACAAGTTCGGGAACCCAACCGAATACCACCGACTCAAGCACCATCCAGGTGGGATGTATTATTCCGGTTTGGAATTTGATCCACTTCCGGCTGAAGCGATCATTCACATGTTCCGCTGCGACCGACCCGGTCAACATCGCGGCGTGCCAGAGATCACAACTGCACTGCCGCTATTCGCCCAACTGCGTCGATTCACGTTGGCCACGATTGACGCTGCGGAAACAGCCGCTTCCTTCGCTGGCATCATGTACACCGACAGTGCCGCCATCACGTCACCCGACAACGTCGAGGCGATGGACGCGATCGAATTAGAGCGCAATGCCATGCTCACCCTACCTAAGGGTTGGCGAATGGGACAGATGACGGCCGAGCATCCAACGACGACCTATGACATGTTCGTGTCAAAGATCCTGAATGAGATCGCTCGTTGTTTGAATATGCCATACAACATCGCCGCCGGTAACTCGAATGGATACAACTTCGCCTCGGGTAGGCTCGATCACCAGACGTATTTCAAGGCCATCGCTGTCGAGAGGTCCGAGTGGGAGATCGGCTGTATCGATCGAATATTCTCAGCTTGATTCGATGAAGCGGTTCTCGTCCGAGGTCTACTCCCTGGCAATATGGGATCGATGCTCGAGGTGCCACATAGCTGGCACTGGGACGGTCGGGAGCATGTGGATCCCAAGAAGGAAGCCGATGCAACCAACGTCCGGCTTTCTAACGGAACAACGAGTTTCGCTCGAGAATACGCCGCGCAGGGACTCGACTGGGAGCAGGAAATGGCCAGTCAAGCTGCTTCGCTGGGGCTATCGATCGATGAGTACCGCGGGGTTTTAGTCGCCAAGCTATTTGCGATTTCACCCACCGCTACAGACGATCCAGAGCCAGAAGAAGAACCAGAAGAACAAGAGGTGCTCGATGACGAAGAAGAGTAAATCTAGGCATCAACGCCGAGTTGCCAGCCGCCAGAAAATTACGGCCGCAAGGACTCCCTCATATATGCAACTTGAGGGAGAAGCCGAGGTTGAGATTACGGCAGCCCCGGCATTGGTCGAAGGCGAAGACGCACCGTCTCTCCCTTTGTTCAACATGCTGGCATACACGGGCGGCAAGATGCGACCCAGGGGATTCGAGCGGGACGTTGTGATCGATCTTGCTGGATTAGAAGTCGCTGCGGGCAACCGACCCATTCTGCTCAACCACGACACCTCGCAGATCGTCGGACATTCAACCGCGATTGGCGTAACCAAAAACTCAGTGAACGCCTCGGGGGTCATTTCCGGCGTGGGCACAGCTTCTCGAGAAGTAATCGACAGTTCAGCTAACGGCTTTCCATGGAGAGCGTCAGTCGGTGCTTCTGTCGAGCAGATGATCCACGTCGATGCGGGTGAAACCGCAAAGGCAAACGGACAGACGTTTGATGGGCCTGTGCTTATCGCCCGGAAGTCTACGCTCGGAGAGATATCGTTCGTCCCGCTCGGTGCGGATAACAACACGTCGGCGACAGTTGCCGCATCACTAGAAACGGAGAGGGAAGATATGGATTTTCAGAATTGGGTCGAGGCTCAAGGTTTCGTGTTTGCGGAACTGACCAACCAACAGAAGACTTCATTGCAAGCATCGTACGACGCGAGTAGTAGCGTCCAAGTACCGGAAGAAGTTCAGCCAGTCGTTGATATCATCGCGACCACTGCTGAAATGCGACTTGCAGCCGCCAATGAGACGGCTCGACAAAATTCGATCACTCGTTTTTGTAGAGATCAAGGCAATCCGCAAGTTGAGATCGAGGCCGGTCAACCTGTCGACCTAGCTGAGTACGCGATTCGGGAAAACCTGACCGCCGAACGAACCGAACTACTTGCTCTGCGTGCGGCACGACCGGCTGCCGCCGCTGTCCATAGCCGTAGTCACGAGAGCGACTGCACCTTGGAAGCAATGCAAGGTGCCATGGTCTTGTCCGCTGGGCTCGACTTGGCGTCTCCGATATTCAGTACGCAGCAAGCTCACGCATTGAATATCCCGCAGTTCCTGACTCGCGGGATCAACGACGAAGCACGCCAGCGTTCAATGGAAGCGTCTCACCGATTCGCCGACATGAGTGCAGTCGACATCTGTGCCGAAGCAATTCGACTGGATGGACGTCAGGTTCCACAGGGCCGTCGCAACGTCATTCAGGCCGCATTCAGTGGTTCCGCATTGGACTCCGTGTTCACCTCGAGCGTCAGTGCTTCGTTGCTGTCCACCTACGCCCAGTCGGATGACACGACCGGTGGTTGGGTGAGTGAAGCGGACGTTCCTGACTTCAAGACCAATGAACGAGAGATGCTCGCTAAAGGTCCAGACTTGGCTCGATTGCCACGCGGACAAACTGCGGAACATCTGTCGCGAAGTGATACTGAAGAGACGTACAAGGTCTCTCGTTACGCCAAGCAGTTCGTGGTCGATGAGCAGGACATCATTGACGACATGCTCGGCGCGTTGCGTGAGACTCCCATGGAAATGGGTGAGGCCGCTGCTCGACTGCGACCCGACCTTGTCTACTCCATCATACTGGCGAATGCTGCGTTGTCAGATGGCTCGGCGTTGTTCGTAGACGCTGTCCACAGCAACCTGCAGACGTCTGCTGGCTTGGCGAGTGCCACACTGCGTGCAGCGATTGAGTCGGTCATGACTCAGCAGGACAACTCGGTGAACTTGAACCTGCGTCCGTCGCACTTGATCGTGCCGGTTGGACTGCTGCATACGGCTGCAGGTCTAGTTAACAGCGCAACGCTGCTGACTGGATCGGACGTCCAGATCGGTTCCTCCAATCCAATCCAGATGCACAACCTGACATTAGTGTCGGATTCGCGTTTGGACAACGGCGTGACTGATCCACTGAGCGGCACGGCCAACGCTGGCTCGGCAACGACTTGGTACATGGCAGCTTCCATGGCCAGGACCATCGAAGTCGGTTACATCCGTGGCTCGGGTCGCGCACCTGAACTGCGTTCGTTCGTCCTCTCCCAAGGCCAATGGGGCATGGGTTGGGATATCAAAATGGACATCGGTGCGAAGGCATTGGATTACCGAGGGCTCAATAAGGCTACTGCCTAACCGCTGATTTTCCACCTCATTGAGTCGCAGGAGTTGCGTGATGCTTTACCGAATTAACAAGTCGATCTCCATCGAGGGAACGGCGCATTCCGCCGGATCATTCGTTGATGACGCTGAGTGTCCGCACATCCTGCCCTGTATCGAATCCTGCCTTCGCATAGGGAGTATCGCTGAGGCGACTGCAGGAGAGGTGAAGCAATTCACTGCGGCAACGGCGGCTGAAGTTACTGCTGCTCCCGTGGCAAAGACACCGCTAGCATCCAAAGCGAAGAAGGCAAAAGCGAAGTCCTAAGGGCTCACACGAAAGGCCAATGTTGGCTGAGTAGCTTACAAATAGATTCACTTTCAGGAGACGAACAATGGCTGATGCAATTCTTAAAGACACAAGGTGCGAACGTCAGGTGACCTCGGTTGCCGCAGTGGCTTCCGGCGAAATCTATTGCATGTCGGATGGGCGGGCTGGCGTACATTCCGCTATCAATGCGGCTGCCTCTGGTGACTCAGTTGGATTCTCGACTGAGGGAATCTACACGGTCACGAAAGCCACCGGTTGGGTAGGGCTCGATGGCGGCAAGGTTTACTGGGATCACTCAGCGAACTCCGCAAACTACCTCAAAGTCAACGACAAGGACTTTTACCTCGGCACGATCGTTGGTGACGCGGCTTCGACTGATCTCACGATTGACGTGAATCTG